AAAACGAGCCTGGATGAAATGGCGAAGGCTGGCGGCCGGGCCGAGCAGTCCGCCGTTTCGCTGATGAACGAAATGCAGGCCCTGGAAAAGTCGCTGTCCACCAGCGCCAAAACCACCCAGGACCTGGCTAAGCAGCGTGAAGCGCTAACCAAGCTGACCAAGACCGGCGCCTATGGCGAGGCCGAAGCGGCGAAGATATCCGCTCAGCTCGATAAGCAGCAGGCGGCCCTGGCCAAGTCTGCGATGGATGAGCAGAAAGCCTTGAACAGCTTGCTGGGGGCGATTGACCCGGCCCGTGCTGCACTGGCAAAGCTGGACACGCAGGTTGAGCAACTGGGCAAGCACCTCGACGAGGGTCGAATCAGTCAGGACCAGTACAACAGCGCCCTGGCCAAGATCGACAAGGATTACGGAAAGCTCGAAAAGACCACCACCGGCTTCGACAAGCTGCGTCTCGGCACACGCCAGGCACAGGAAAATGTCGTACAACTGGGGAACGCCCTGTCGTCGGGTGACTGGGGCAGCGGTGTGCGCGCCGTGGCTCAGTTGGGCGCAGGAGCCGGTGCAGGTGCTGCGGGGTTGCTTGCCATCCTGGCACCTCTGGCCCTGGCTACCGCAGCCGTGGGCGGCCTGGCGTACGCCTACCACAAAGGAAGCGAAGAGCAGGACAACTACAACAAGTCGCTGATCCTCACCGGCAACTACGCTGGCGTGAGCGCGGGGCAGTTAGGTGACATGGCGCGCCAGGTAGGCGCAACCGTAGGCACCACTGGCCAGGCTGCCGCTGTCCTTGAAATGCTGGCGGGCAACGGCAAGATCGCAGGCGAGAGCTTCGCCAGTATCACCCAGGCCGCCGTGTCGATGCAGGAAGCTGCCGGCAAGGCTGTCAGCGAGACGGTATCCGAATTCGTCAAGCTGGCCGACGAGCCGGTCAAGGCTTCCGCGGCGCTGAACGAGCAGTATCACTACCTAACCGCCTCGGTTTTCTCTCAGATCGCCGCTCTGGAAGAGCAACGCGATCACGCTGGCGCCGTGAAGCTGGCCACCGAGTCCTATGCCGACGCTATCAACGAGCGAACGCCGAAGATTCTGGAGAACCTGAGTTTCTGGGAGAAGGGTTACAACGCAGTCGCACGGGCCGCCGACAGCCTCAAGAATATCGGCCGCCCGGACATCGGCGCCGATATCGAACAGGCCCGCCGAGACCTGGCAAGTGCGCAGTCCGGCGACGTTGGTCTGTTCCAAAACAAGCAGGAGATGATTGATCTCTATCAAAACCGCTTGAATATGCTTGAGGACCAGAAGGCGGCACAGGCTGAAATTGCAAAGCTGGAAGGCGATCAGGCAAAGGCTCAACAAGCCGCCATCACCTCAATGCAAAAGGTTGACGCTCTCACCAAGTCCTCGTGGACGAATGAGCAAAAACGCGCCGACGCACTCAAGGACTACAAAAAACAACTCGACGATATCCGCAAGGTAGCGCCGAACGATCCTCGCCTGGCTCAGGCAACGGTCGACAAAAACATCGCTAACATCAATGACAAGTTCAAAGACCCGAAAGCTACTGGTACTCAGGTCGATCTGACCAGCTTCAACAACGCCAAGAACGACCTGGTGTCCATCACCGACACGTACAAAAATTATCAGAAGGAACTGGAGGCCTTACAGAAGGCTGGTCTGCTTTCCGAGGAAGATTACCTGCTGCGGCGCCAGGCCCTGATCGGCAATGAGTTGGACCAGGTGACGGCAGCCTACGAGGCTGAAATTGCAGCGCTGGAGGCCGCCAAGGGCAAGAAGACAACGTCAGCTGCGCAGAGCATCCAGCTCGACCAGAAGATCGCCGACGCGCGCGCGGGGATGGCTAAGGCGCAGAAGGATGCTGAAAGCCAGCTTGAAGTGCTTGCCACCAACGAGACCGGTCGCCTTGCCAAGCAGGAACGGGCGATCAGCTCGTATGTACAGGCGCTGGGTCAGCAACAGCGCGCGTTGGAGCTTGCGGGGCAGCGTGCCGTATTGGGCGTTGGCCAGGGCGATCGCCAGAACGCATTGAGCGGACAGCTGAACAGCCAGCAAGACAGGTTCGCCCAGCAGTCGCTTGAACTGGAAAACCAGCGTTCAGACCCGTCGCGGAACATGTCGGAAGAAGAATTCAAGCGGAAAGCGCAGGCGCTCGCAGACGCGAACAAGGCCGCTACCGACCAGATCCGGCAGAACTATGCGGATGTAGAGAATGCCCAGGGCGACTGGACCAAAGGCGCAACGGCTGCTTGGGAAAACTACCTCGACTCAGCGAAGGATATCGCCGGGCAGACCAAAAGCCTGTTCGGCAACGCCTTCAGTTCCATGGAGGATTCCATCGTCAACTTTGCCATGACCGGTAAGGCGTCGTTCTCGGACTTCGCCAAATCGATCCTGGCCGACATGGCGCGTATCGCTACCCGCCAAGCCAGCTCGGCACTGCTGGGCAGTTTGGTCGGTGCGGCGGCGAGTTACTTCGGCGGTAGTGCTGCTGGTGGAGGCAACGGGCTGGCGGCGGGATCTGCAGGAGCAACGTCCTCTAACTTGGGCGCTTCCGCAGCCGGCTACTCCAGTTCCTACTTTCCGCAGGCAACGGGCGGCGCCTGGTCCGGCGGCGTGCAAATGTTTGCCGACGGTGGGGCGTTCACTAACTCCATTGTCAGCAAGCCAACTGCTTTTGGTATGGCCAACGGCAAGACTGGAGTGATGGGTGAGGCTGGTGCCGAGGCAATCATGCCGCTGACCCGGACATCGAGCGGCAAGCTTGGCGTTATGGCAATGGGCGGCGGTGGGGCTGGCGGAACGCAGATCAATGTCGAGGTGCATATCGACGGCGAGGGAAATGCATCGTCAACCGCTGACGCGCCTGGCTATGACCTATTCGGCAAGGAACTGGCGACGTTCGTGGAGCAGAAGTATCAGGAGCTTCGGAGCAGGGACATGCGCCAGGGCGGCGTCATAAACAACGCAATCAAGGGGCGATGATGGCTATCGAACGATTCACCTGGGCAACGGAGAAAGGCGCGGAGGGCGATATTGCCCAGCGCGTCCGCTCCAAGAAGTTCGGAGATGGCTACGAGCAGTCGGTCGAGGATGGCCTCAACAACCGGTCGCAATCCTGGCCGGTAACATTTACCGGCCTGAAGCCGCGCATTAAGGAAATCATGGACTTCATCGACCGACACAAAGGCTCGAAGGGCTTCCTCTGGGAGCCGCCCCTGGGTGAGCTTGGTCTCTACAAGTGCAACGGCTACAAGCCAGTGCACCGTGGCGGCCAGGTCTACGCCATCACCGCGACCTTCCAGCAAACCTTTCATCCCTGAGATAACCACCCATGGCACTGATCACGGACATCCAGAAACTGGAGCCCGGCGGCGAGATTCGCCTGTTCGAAATTGATGGGACCGAGTACGGCGCGGATTACCTGCGCTTCCACGGCCACGCAATCCCGCACACGCCAGAAGAATTACTGGCCTATGAGGGCTCGGAAGAGGATCTGCCCGCCAAGTCGATCATCTGGCAGGGCCAGGAGTACGCGGCCTGGCCGGTGCAGATTGAGGGGATCTCTTCGAGCAGCGACGGAACCGCCTCTCGGCCTACCTTCGCCGCGGGCAACGTGAATGGACGGGTTACAGCTTTGTGCCTGGCCTTCGAGGACATGCTCAAGTTCAAGCTTACAGTCCGCGAGACTCTGGCCCAGTACCTCGATGCGGCCAACTTCCCCGAGGGCAACCCCACCGCAGACCCGACTCAAGAGGCGCTGGAGATCTGGTACATCGACCAGAAAACCAGCGAGGACGGTGAAGCGGTGGTCTGGGAGCTGTCCTCCCCGGGAGAGATCGACAACCACGGACTGCCCGGGCGGCAGATGACCACGTTCTGCCACTGGGCCATGACCAATGGTTACCGGGGGCCGGACTGCGGCTATACCGGCGTGGCCATGTTCGACGACGAGGACAACCCCACGGATGACCCGGCCAAGGATCAGTGCAAAGGCTGTCTGTCGTCGTGCAAATTGCGCTTCGGCGAGAACAACGAACTGTCCTTCGGTGGATTTCCTGCCGTTTCCCTCATAGCCCGGAGCTGACCATGCGCAAGCACATCATTGCGTCCATCCAGGCGCACGCGGCGGCGGAATATCCGCGCGAGTGCTGCGGCCTGCTGCTGGCCGTCGGCAGAGCGCAGAAGTATTTCCCGTGCCGGAACATCGCCACGGATCCGAACGAAGAGTTCAGGCTCGATCCCGAGGACTACGCCGCGGCGGAAGACTTGGGCGAAGTGATCGGCATCGTTCACTCGCATCCGGACGCCACCAGCAGGCCGTCACCGCATGACTTGGCCATGTGCGAGGCCACGGCGTTGCCCTGGCACATTTTGTCGTGGCCCGAAGGCGACATGCGCACGATCACGCCAACGGGCAGCACGCCGCTGCTCAAGCGCCCGTTCGTGCATGGCGCCTGGGACTGCTGGCAGGTCTGCGCTGACTGGTATCAGCGGGAGTGGGGGCTGGAGTTCGAAGCCTTCCAGCGCACCGACGGCTGGTGGGAGAGAGCGGAGAACGCCAGCCTTTACGAACAGCACTACGAGGCCGCCGGCTTCATGCGTGTCGACATGCCCCAGCGCGGTGACATGATCGTCATGCAGGTTGGCCGGACAGCTCACCCGAACCACGCTGGCATATACCTTGGCACCGATCCGTCGTTGCCTGGCGAGGAATCAGGCGTCGTCGGCCCAGGTCCGTTCCTGCTGCATCACCTGTACGGCAGGCCGTCGGAAATTATCGTCTTCGGCGGCCCCTGGAATGACCGCACGCGTTTGATCCTTAGGCATAAAGTCGCAGCCACCGTTGTATGCCTGCACAGTATCGACTCGGCAGGATAGGCCACTTATTCTAGATGATTTGATACGAGAACAAATCATGTTGCCCGAGCCAAGGTTGGCGCTGAACAAACTACTCAAAGAGCGAACCCAGCTCTGGCACAAGATTGCTGAAAATCATTACGTTGATGAGTTTGAGATTCGGCGACTGTTTAACAAGCTTGACCGGCTGATAATAGACCCGGGCGCCGAGTTCAATATTGCACCAGCAGCTTTGCATGAGCAGGCATATCTTTATGCTTACCAAATGAAAACGTCTAGCTCCCTGCGGTTGTTTGAAGATGCTCGCAGGGCGGGACTTGATAGTCTAGCCGTGTCAATTTCTACAGCTCATGCTCTATATGTTTGTGGAGAGGTCGAAATGTCCAAGGAAGAGATACTGCGTACTGACTACTCTGATGCGGATGATAGGGGGCTGTCCGGGCTGGCAGATACCTGCGTTCATACGGGCTTATTGAAGATGGCCAGAGATCTATACATACGATCTGGAAAGCAGGGTGGAGAAGTAAGTACTCAAGTTCTGCGCGCAGCCGAAATAATGGACCAGATTGGCGCTACAGACGAGCAGGTGGTGCGCAGGGTTGCTACTGCGGCAAAAATTATAAAGTCCATGTCTGCGCATCCATTCATCGCGTTCGACCTGTTCGCTATGCAAGGCGAGGGAATCCTGTACCGTTTCGTCGTGAATGGGAGTACAGAAAGACTGGTGGAAATTGACATGGCAATTGACGAAGCATTAATCGCTGATTTCGATGAAGAAATTGATGATGTGTTGTCGATTGGCATTGCGCCTTATGAGTTTGGTTCGAATATTTTGGCTGCGGATGGATATTATGTCGGTGTGTAGCGATGACCTGTTGTTGTTAGCCGAGTCACTTATCGGAAATAAGGATGAGGTTGGCAATCGTGCGAGCATAAGCAGGAGTTACTATGCGCTATACCATGAGGCCACAATAGCCGCATCAGCGCTGTCTCTAAAAAGCAATCCAGATATAAAAACAAGCCATGACCAATTAATTTCGCGATTTACCGGTGCGACTAAAGGCCTCGCTTCTATTGGGAGAGTTATTCTCAAGCAAAAGCGACTACGCGCAATGGCTGACTATGAAATTGGCTCAGACTTGAACGCGTCCGAGGCGAGACTACATTTGGCTACAAGCAAGAGGCTTGTATATGACCTGCGTCGGATCGCCGATACTGCGAACACTTAGGATCCTTTACTGGTCCAGGTCTTGAGCAGAGGTTTGCTGTTTTCCGTCACCCTGCTACAGTCGAGCCAAACCAAAGAGGGACCGACATGCGGATTTTGATAGCGGCGGTAGCGTTGGCGATGCTCGCAGGGTGTGCCTCATCAGCGATCTCAATACGGGATGCTAAGCCGGTACCGTCGGATGAGGTATATGCCTTCCAGACTAAACCGGCTGGCGAGAGCGGAAAAGTCACCGTGGTACGCGACTCGGGCGCTGTGGGCTCTGGGTGCGACATTGTTGTTTATGTCGACGGCCGCAGGGCTGCGAAAATCGGTACTGGTCAGCGGGCTACATTCTACCTCCCGCCGGGAACGCCCAATCTGGGTGCCGGTCTAGCGGGCTCTGGCTTGTGCGCAGGCGCTGCAATTCGAACCATCGCAGCGACGGTTCAGCCTGGCAAGGAAAGCCTGTACCGCATCAGCGGTGATATGGCTGGGTTCTACATCGGCCCCTACGTCGACTACAACTGAACAACGAAAACTACAGGGCCGCCTTCGGGCGGTTTTTTATTGCCCGGAGAAAGTGATGCAGGTATCAGCGATCAACTATCAATCCATGACTACGATCCGCCTGCACGGGCAGTTACGTCAGTTCGGGAAGTCGTTCAGGCTCGCGGTGAAATCGCCCGCGGAGGCGATCAAAGCGCTATGCGTGCAGATCCCTGGATTCGAGCGGTTTCTTTCGAATGCCAAGTCTCGCGGCCTTGAATTCGCGGTTTTTCGCGATAAGCGCAATATTGGGGAGAAGGAGCTGAGCTATAACGGTTCCGGTGACATCCGCATTGCGCCCGTGGTCGTAGGCAGCAAGCGCGGCGGAATTCTTCAAACCATCGTTGGTGCGATCTTGATTGTTGTGGGTGTTATTTTCTCTGCAACGCCTTTCGGTACTCCGCTCATAGGCGCGGGCATTGGTCTTGTCGCCGGCGGTGTTATCCAGATGCTGAGCCCTCAAGCCAGCGGGCTTAAAACCAGCGCAGCGCCCGAGAACACCCCCGGCTACGCCTTCGGTAGCGCCAAGAACACCACGGCATCCGGCAACCCGGTTCCGCTTTGTATCGGCGAGCGACGCTGGGGCGGGGCAATCATCAGCGCTGCTATTTACGCCGAAGACCAGATGTAGCGATCAACCGCAGCACAGCAACCGCCCATGAGGCGGTTTTTTATTGCCTGGAGGAAAGCATGGGCGCAGCACGCAAGTTTGATATCCACGGCGCCAAGGGCGGCGAAGAGAAGCCGAAAACGCCAACGGAAGCACCGGATAGCCTGCGCTCTGTCGCCATTGCCAAAATGCTGATAGCCGTGGGGGAGGGTGAGTTCGAAGGCACACCCACTGCGCAAGACATTTATCTCGATAACACCCCGCTGCAAGACCCGCAGGGCAACATGAACTTCCCGAACGTGAAGTGGGAATGGCGCACCGGGGCGGTGGACCAGACCTATATTCAGGGCATCCCGTCGGTCGAAAACGAAACGACCATCAGTACCGAGCTGCGCAGCGGCACCCCGTGGGTTCGGGCGATCAGCAACACCCAGCTTTCGGCGGTGCGAGTGCGCTTCGCCTGGCCTGCCCTCCAGTCCGTGGATGCCGGCGGCAACATCAACGGCTACCGGATCGAATACAAGGTCGAGCTGGCAACCGATGGTGGTGCCTATCAGCAGGTGCTGAGCGAGGCTGTCAACGGCAAGACCACCAGCGTTTACGAACGCACACGCCGAATCGACCTGCCCAAAGCCACTACCGGTTGGCTGATGCGAATCACGCGGCTGACGATCAACCAAAACAACAACAAAATCTCGGACACGATGCAAATTGCCGGTTTCACCGAGGTGATCGACGCGAAGATTCGCTACCCGAACACCGCGTTGCTCTATATCGAGTTTTCCGCTGAGCAGTTCCGCAGCATCCCCGCCGTTACAGTCGGCTGCAAGGGGCGCAAATGGTCAGTTCCGAGCAACTATGACCCATCGTCCCGAACTTACAGCGGTGTGTGGGATGGCACCTTCAAAGAGGCGTACACCAACAACCCAACATGGGCAACGCTTGGCATTACCACGAACGACCGCTTCGGCCTCGGCCGCCGCATCAAGCCGTGGATGGTCGACAAGTGGGAGCTATACCGCATCTCGCAGTACTGCGACCAACTGGTGCCGGACGGGAAGGGCGGTCAGGAGCCGCGCTTCATCTGCAACCTGAACCTGCAGAGCAAGGCTGACGCCTGGTCGCTGCTGCGCGATATCTCGGCGATCTACCGGGGCATGACCTACTGGGCACAGGGTCAAGTATTCACCCTTTCGGATATGCCGCGCGCTACGGACTTCGACTTCGCCTACACACGAGCGAACGTCATCGATGGCAAGTTCACCTATTCCAGTGCGTCGGAGCGCACCCGTTACACACGGGCTCTGGTCAGCTACGACAACCCGCTGAATAACTATGACACCGACGTCACCTCCGTTACGGACCACAAGCTGCAGCGCCGCTACGGCGACAATCCCCTGGAGATCAGTGCGATCGGTTGCGACCGTGAGTCGGAGGCCCAGCGCCGCGGCAAGTGGGCGCTGCTGACCAACTCAAAGGATCGGGCCGTTATCTTCAAGGTAGGCTTGGACGGGCGTATTCCGTTGCCTGGCTACGTGATCCCGATCGCGGACGAATTGCTTGCGGGTCGGCCGGTGGGCGGGCGCATCTCGGCGGTGAACGGCAAGGTCATCACCCTGGACCGCGACACCCAAGCCAAGCCAGGCGACCGTCTTATCCTCAACCTGCCCGACGGCAAGTGCGAGGGCCGCACCGTGCAGCTGGTCAGTGGCCGGCAGGTCACCGTGACCGTGGCTTATTCCGTGCCGCCAGAGCGTGAACTTGTGTGGGCGCTGGATGCTGACGACCTGGCCATCCCGCTTTATCGCGTGGTCAGCGTGGCGCGGCCGGAGCCAGGCGTGTTTGAAATCTCGGCGGTGCAGTACGACCCGAGCAAGTTCGCTCACATTGACACCGGGGCGCGGCTTGAAGAACGGCCGATCAGCGTTGTGCCTATCGCCGTAGTACCTGCGCCGGCGAGCGTCGACATCACGTCGAACTACTCTGTGGATCAGGGCCTGGCCATCAGTACCATGAGCATCTCGTGGCCGGCTGTCACCGGTGCCGTTGCGTACGACGTGGAGTGGCGCAAGGACAACGGGAACTGGATCAAGGTGCAGCGCACTGGCTCAACGAGCGTTGACGTCACCGGCATTTACTCGGGCGCTTACCTGGCGCGCGCGCGGTCGGTCAGCGCCTTTGAGATTTCCTCGATCTGGAAGAACTCCAACCAAACCAATCTGGAAGGAAAGGTCGGGTTGCCGCCGGCGGTGGCGTTCCTGACCACCACCAGCCTAGTTTATGGCATCGGTATCCAGTGGGGATTCCCGCCAGGTGCCGAAGACACCCAGAGGACGGAACTCTGGTACAGCTCGTCGCCGGACCTAACCACTGCGGAGAAGCTGAGCGACTTCAGCTACCCGCAAGCCAAGCACGAAATGCAGAATATCTTGGCGGGGGCGAGCTTCTACTTCTGGGCTCGCCTGGTGGACCGTACCGGCAACGTCGGACCTTTCTGGCCGATCCCGGGCGCCGTGAATGGCAGGGCCAGTTCTGATCAGACGGAGTACGACAAGTACTTCGCCGAGAAGATCGGCAAGGGTGCGCTTTACCAGAGCCTGCGAGAAGAAATCGATCTGATTACTGGTGATGGGCCGGGCTCGGTCAACGACCGTTTGGAGAAAGCCAAGCAGGAGTTGGAGAACCTGATCTCTGAAGTGGTGGATGCACTGGAGTACGTTCCAACAAAGACCTATGCCAAGGGCGATATGGTCCGGGTGGGCCAGCAGCTATTCCAGGCGACCAAGGCGGTACCGGTCGACACCATACCGCCTAACGCCAACTACTGGTTCAACCTAGGCACCGTCGCCGAAACGAATGCGGCGATGGCGCTGGAGATCAGCCAGAACAAGGCGGCCATCGAAGAGGTGGACGGCAAGGTCACAGCCACCGCCGAGCGCTTAGAAGGCGTCTATGCACTGGTGAAATCTGATTCTGCAGGCTCGGAGCAGGGCAGCGCGGGTGATGACACCGCCTCGGCCGGGGCCTGGTCGCTGATGTCCGCAATTGCTGAGCGGGATTTCGCCCAGTCGCAGCGTACGGATATTGTCGAAGCCAAGGTCCAAGAAAACACAGCCAGCATTCTGGATGTATCCAAAACGGCAGCGAGCGCTACGTCTGCTCTGGCAGAGCGAGTTACCACCATTGGGGCCAAGGTCAGCAGTAACGAGGCAGCTTTCAAGCAGGAAACCTCCGCGCTAGCAGACGCTGATAAGGCATTGGGTCAGAAGATTGAAACCGTGCAAGCGTCATCCGGCGAGAACGCGGCGGCAATTCAGGTGGTGAGCAAGGCGCAGGCCACCACTGACGGGAAGGTTTCGTCGATGGTTACGTTTAAGGCCCAAACCACTGCTGGAGGAAAGACGGTCGCCTCCGGCTTCGCGTTTGGCTCAGATGGCGAGCAGTCGGAGTTTCTGATTTTTGCGCAGCGTTTTGCAGTAGTCGACGAGGTTAGCGGACAGCTCATTCCAATGTTTGTTGTTCAGGGGAATCAGGTGGTCCTGAATCAGGCTGTAATCAGCGCAGCGTTCATCCAAAAAATCATATTGGGGATGACGCTGCGTTCTGAAGCGGTCGACTCTAATGGGAATCCGTTAATCGAGCTGGATATGAAATCGGGGAAATTCTCGCTACGTGGTAGCAAAGATGGCAACTCTTCGCTGCTTGATAATAATGGGTTGAAATTCATTTATTCCAACGGTGTCGTTGGTGTTGACTTGAGTCTTTGAAATGGTCGGATTAATTATCAGAGATCGAGATACCGGTGTGACTAAAGTTGATATGACTATGTTTATCAGTCAGACGGTCGGTAGCATTGACACCAACGGGCAAAACGGAGCAATCCAGATTCCTGCGCCACCAGTTGGTCGAACCTCGTTTTTTACGGTTTCGCCGCTGGTGGATTTACAAGTTGAGAAGGGAAAGAGGCCGGGAGTGATCCTAAATGGAACATCTCTTTCCTGGGCATATTCATACAATACGGCAGGGTGGGGTTTTTTCTCAGCTAATTGTCGAATTTACTACGGGTATTATTAATGTCTGATGGTAGATTAATTGTAAGGCAGTCGGGTGGGGCGCTTCTTTATGACACCGGAAAAATAAGTTACGGTCTGGTGAAGAGCGGAAATCTTGCATTTAATGGAAACTGGAGGCGGTTGGTTCTCAGAGGCATAAACGTAGACCCTAACCTTGGCAGCAGTTGGAGAGACGCTGGTGTTCCCGGGGATGATCAGTACGGATTTACGCTTGATAATCCTCAATCCCCCATCGTTTTCCTTGTTGGTAAGGGGGTTGCTACTGGGGTCGCCGTCTCCGGGAACACAAAAACTTATCTGTATGCCGGGGCTAACGCTGCAACCAAGTATTATTGTTTTGATTTGATGCGAAATGACGGTCTGCCTGGGCCATGGCTAAAAACGAAAAGCGAAGAGTCAGGCGGTACAACGTTTAACTCAAACCAAAACCCCATGAATGTCGTTGCATCCATACGCGCACCTGGCCCAGGTCCGCTGGATCGTTTTGGAAGGCCGGTGTTCACTTACGTGGGCGGGCGTAATGAACGTATCGCTTTTCAATCGACCGCAGGGTCGGCAATTGTTCATAGCGTGGTAAACGTAGATATAGGCGCCGGAGTCGAATACGCCGCGTTTCTTCCATGGAATAGGTCGTGCGGGATAGTTGACCCGAACACTATTTCCTCTGGATATACGACTACCTACGGAATGGCCGAGGGTGCCTTCGGAAGAGTGGGTGGCATTTCATTCTTTTTCGCGCCCCCGGGAAGGACAACTACACAAGATTGGCCAGCGCAAAGCACAACGGCAACATACTCCTATCACAGCCTTCCTACAGATAGGTTTCCGTCGGCGCTGGTGATAAAGACGGCGGGATTGCCGTTTCCATTTAACTGAAGTTGCGCGAAATACCGAACCCGCTACGAGCAGGTTTTTTTCGCCTGGAGAAAACCATGGCAAGACAGGAGATTATTCTCGGTACGCCGCCTTTAGGTCTTGGAGGCGACACGCCGCGCGTTGCGAACTCAAAGATAAATGCAATGACCTCGGAACTCTACCAGGGCATTGGCACACCTACTGCGCCTCTTCCGGTTTCGAAAGGTGGGACTGGCGGTAACTCGCAATCCACTGCACAAGCAGGTTTAGGTTTGGTGCCAGCAGCCGTAACTGCAACGGCTTCGGATTACCCCAGTGGTATTTTGAAAACCGGTCACGCTGGGTGGAATGGCGGCGCAGCTATCGTAATTGGGAACGGCGCCAACTGCGATACGCTAGTCAACGCATTTTTGTACGCCTTGAACGGTACTTTTACTAATGGGCCTCCATCGTTTGGGTCTGCTGCTTTTTTCTTGCGGGTTTCCGTGCACGGTGTCGGGTACGAATCTCAAGAGGCTTTCGGTATTACCCATGGCGGACGCGCAGAACGTCGTAGGATTAACGGCGTCTGGCAGCCATGGTCAAACATTTACAACGGAGTGAACGCCACACTTGATCCCAGCGGCACTGGCGGCGGCTTGATGTCCTCCGCGATATTCGGTAACTACCTAGTAAGCAAATACGCAAACGGTGAAATGAATATCAGAGGGGTCGCGCCGATGACCTCGAACTTTACAGCCGGTGAAATCAGGGTTGTTACTGTCGCCCTTCCGGTGACATTAGTAAATAGCGGTCTTGGATACCTCTATAAGTCAACAACTAATGCTCAACCACAACAAACTTACGACTTCTATGGGGTTATTGCAGAATATATGTCCGACGCTAACACCGCGGCTTTCGTTATTAGAAACGGAGGGACGGCTCAAGCTTTCGTGCCTACCATTAATGTCTGGGGTCGCTGGAAATGAAAATTACATTATTTCCTTTTCTGTCCGATTGGCCGCTTGACGCTTCTGTGTCAGGCGATGTGATCACGATCAACGGGGAAGATATTGATTTGTCTGGTATACCGGACGGATACCGCCTCCCCGCATCCGCTGTAGGTAATAAATTCTTTCTCAGTGGTTCAGGCGACTACGTGGAAAGGATAGGTAAAACTCTTCATTTTTCTTTAAAGCTTCCCTTAAGTATGGAGAGCCCCAACGAATATCGTAGTCCACCAGAACCTATCATTATTGATGCGCGCAGTGGTCCGGTTAAGTTTCCCGACACCTCGCCTGTAGTGATTCCTGCAGCTGAACTTCCTGATATCCGAGAAGGAAAAGAAAATGGTGGACTTGAGCAAGCTTGAACCGATTAAAACGGCGCAAGACATAACGGATGAATTGAGCCTGGGTCAGGCTCGGGCGTACCTGAGCCAGACCAACTGGCATGCCTTCGCTCTGCTTGAGGATGGCACACCGATTCCGGACGGCATCAAAGAAGCACGGGCAGCAGCTCGCGCAACCATCAATCGGTTGAGCCCTCCACTAGCGTCTTGAGTTTTTGCCAAACACCGCCACCTGCCATGAGCGGGTATTTTTTTGCCTGGAGAAAGTTATGCCGATCACCGAGCAGCAATTGCTGCATATCCTCCCGAACGCCGGCCGCCAAGCCGGCGTTTTTGTTCCAGCCTTAAACACGGCCATGAGCCGTTACGGCATCGTGAGCACCGTGCGGGTGGCGGCGTTCATCGCCCAAGTAGGGCACGAATCTGGACAGTTGCGATGGGTGCGCGAAATCTGGGGCCCCACCGCGCAGCAGGCCGCGTACGAAGGCCGCGCGGACCTGGGCAATACACAGAAGGGCGACGGCTCCAAGTACCGCGGGCGCGGCCTGATCCAGATCACGGGTCGGGCGAATTACGCGGCATGCGGCGAGGCGCTGGGCCTGGACCTCATCAGCAATCCGGAACTGCTGGAGCTACCACAGTACGCGGCGATGTCGGCGGCGTGGTTCTGGTCGACCAAGGGGCTGAACACAATGGCGGATCAGGGGCAGTTCGAGAAGATCACACGGCGGATCAATGGCGGGCTCAACGGGCTGGACGACCGCCAGGCGCTATATGACAAGGCGCTGAAGGTGCTGGCATGACGCCGGTGCAGAAGCTGGCGGGCCTATTGGTGCTGATGCTGGTGCTGATGGCCGGTACCGCGGGCGTGACCTGGCAGGTGCAAGACTGGCGGATGGGCAAGAAGCTGTCCGAGCAGGCCGACCTGCATCAAGAAGATCTGACCAGGATCAGCATGGCCGCTGCCGCCCAGGTCCGCGCCGGTCAGACCAAGCGCCTGGCCACCGAGGAACAGCTGGCCATCCAGGACCAACAACACACCAAGGAATTGACCGATGCCCAACGTACTCAAGCTGCTCTGCGCGATCGTCTTGCCACTGCTGATGTGCGGCTGTCAGTCCTTATCGACTCAGCGGATACAGCCAGTGGCTGCAACGTGCCTACCTCCACCACCGCCGTCGGCGTGGTTCATGCAACTCGTCGAGCCCAACTTGACCCAGCGCATGCTCAACGAATTGTCGCCATCACCGGTGACGGGGACCAAGGACTGATCGCTTTGCGAGCGTGCCAAGCGTATGTGCGAGGCATATCGGGCGATCGGACAGGAGGAGCAATTAATGGATCGCGGATGCCAATGGGGCGACATCTGCATTAAATTTTGAAATTTCCTGCACCCAAAACCTACGGTATTTAGTTTGGTCAGGGGGAATAGGCGCTTGCATGGACCAAGAAGCGTCAGCATTTAGAGCGGCGCGGTAGGCCTGCCATTCTTTCGCTTCCGCCATATCACGAGCACTTTCCTTGTCATCAAACCAGCCCAATATATAGACCTCGCCCAGATCTCTCCCATGCTCAACCAGCAGATAGATGTCTTTCATAAAATGTATCCGTTGCAATATGCGCCCCCGACGCGGGGCACCTATCAACGCTATCGGCGACGTCCGAAATATATTTAGACCTACTGGTCAGCTATTGCTATGACGATCATGTGTTGATCAGACCGACTTGATTTCAAGCTTTCCATCAGTTGGTAAGATCACCCCGGACCCCTTGTTCCGCACATTGCCCACGGCCGGGTCGACCTTGAACCACTCGAACAGCTCGGACGGCTCGCCCTGGTGCAGTACCATCTGCTCGGCGCGCTCCTTCGGCGTGGCCGGGTCCAACCATTCGCGGGCAAGTTCAGGATTCAGCACAACGGGCCGCCGGTCATGGATGTCCACCATGCCGCCGGCGCTGTCGGCGGTGATGATCACGAAGCCGTCATGCTCGCCTGCGCCTTCGTCCGCGTTGGGCAGCTGGCCGATAGCTGCGCAGTAGATCGGCGCGCCGTCGCGCCGGCGGATCAGGTATGGCTGCTTCTTTGGCCCACCTTCATCGACCCATTCAAACCAGTTATTGATCGGTGTGATTGCTCGGTGCGGCCAGATTGCGCGGAAGAAAGGGCCGTGCGCCACCTTCTCGACACGGGCGTTGATCGGCGCGGCACGGTCCTTGGCCCAGTGCGGTCGCCATCCCCAGCGTACCGGATCAGCCAGAAGGAGTTCGCCCTGTACGTGGAGAAGGGCGACCTGGGTGGTGGGGGCGACGTTGTATCGCCCTAGGGGCAGTTCGCCTACAGAGTTGACCATGGCGTTCGGCATGCTGAGGGCCGCGACGAAATCATGAATGCCGCTGTACTGTGAAAGGCGTCCGCACATGACTGTCTCCGCTCGTCGGGCCTGATGAACAGCCGCGCGCGGGCCGATCTCTACACTGTAGACACCGGTACCGGAGATTCGTCATGACAACCGATATACAGCAGGTCAACGAGATGGAAGCGTGGCATGCGCTGCCGAACGATTCGGAATTTGAAGCCGGCTCACCGGAATATCGTTATGAAACGCGCCTGGCCCTTGCTGACAATATGCTTGAGCGCAGGGTGATTGATTGCGCTGAATGGCGAGAGCTTGTCGAGGAGGCCGTCGCTGGTTATGCGGACGACGTCGGCTGAGTGCCAGCTGTGTTGACGAAGCCGTTGCCTGCGCAGATGCTGCAATCCTCACGCTGTCCGAAACGGTCCAGGCAGGTACCGCACTTGGTGAACTGGGCGGAGAGCAGTAGAGGGCGGGTCTTGCGATAGCTCTCAAAATCGCGGCTTTCCAAGGCGACCTGTGCACAATCTACCAATGCACGATAGATATCTGCATCGCAGATGATTGGGTAGACCTTCCCGTAGATAAACTGCGCGGTCTGTACCAGATCGTACAGCTCACCAGACGACGCGGTAAGCACCAGCCCATTTATCGACCAAGCCTGGTTGTCGCTGCGAAACACCAGGCGCAAGTCAGCCTTATCGCGAAATACCTTTCCATCAAACCCATCAGTACCTGGGCCTATGGCTGAGTAGTAGGTGTTGCTTCGGATGTACCCGATGCACTCCGATGTCGCTCGTTGAATGACGTCATAGTAGCCGCCATACGTGTACCCAGCAGGCATGGTGACCAGCTCTTCAACGGCATGCCAGTAAGCTGCGTCGGCCAGCTCATCCATCTCAAATTGTTCCATCTCACCAATGACCCCTGCCTCCAACATGTCACGAGTCTCCCAACGGCACATCGTTCGATGAGCCTCCGGGTTATCCATCCGGGACGCGTTGTCGTCGAGGATTCTCCGCCATTTGGCGAGCCATTCCTTTTTGAGTTCTGTAGGGGGCATGTGAGTGACTGCTTACTTGTGCTGTATGCGTATACAGTATTCGAGCTTTGCCACTGATGCTATCCGAGGCGACGAGCTGTAAGGCATCACTCTGGAGACATCAACACCGCCAATGTGAGCTTGATGAATTCCTCATTGTGACTGAGCGTGTCCAGTGCGCCGCGTACATTCGCAGCAACCTCAGCGGAGCCGCGCTGCTCCACCCAGTTTGATAACTCCATGATCGATGCTTCGAGTGCCAGCTGATTTTCATAGAGCTTGGAAACCAGGGAGGAGAGTAGGTCTGAATTCGGCAT